TGAGCTTAACTCCTTACTTCAAACAATTCAGCTCGCTACAAGACTATGCTCAGTTCCTAAGGTCTTTGTAGAGATTGGATCAAAGGTTGTGCCTGCTCAGTTAAATAATGAAGTGGGTGGGATCATTTTCTACACAGGCCAGCCCCCTGTTTATCAGGCAATTCAAGCGGTGAGTCCTGAGCTCTTTAGACAAGTCGACACTTTGATTAATAGGGCTTACGAACTTGTGGGTCTGTCTCAGCTCTCAGCGTCTTCTAAAAAACCAGCTGGTTTAGAATCTGGAGTCGCTCTAAGGGAGTACAAGGATATTGAAAACGAGCGCTTTGCTATTATGCAGCAAGGTTTTGAGCAGAACTATCTCACATTAGCTTCGTACTTCATTGAACTGGCTCAAGAGATTCATGAGGAGTTTGGAGAGTTTGAAGTTTCAGAAGAGGCTAATAAAGCTCTTGGTAAGATTAAGTGGAGTGAGATTAGTTTAGATAAGGAATCTTATCGAATGAAGATCTATCCATCTTCTGCTCTTCCAACAACACCAGCGGGTAAGCTTGAGAAGGTTATTGAGCTTTATCAGGCTGGGTTCTTAGGCAAAGAAGAAGCTTTTTCTTTATTAGACTTTCCAGATCTAGAGGCAGCTTCATCTCGAATTGGAGCAGACTACAATGACATTATGATGATCATTGAGAAGATGCTGGATGAAGGAAAGTATCAGACTCCTGAGCCTTATCAGAACTTAGAGTTAGGCGTTAAAGAAGTTCAAAGAGCTTACTTAAAGGCTAGAATGAATAGCGCACCGAAGGATCGTTTAGAGCTACTTCGTCGATGGATTTCACAAGCACAAAACATGATGGGACTGGCTAAGCCACCTCCAATGCCTGATATGGGTGGAGGTCTTCCAATGGGCGGGGCACCGATGCCAGGTATGGGGCAAGAGATGCCGATTGCCGCTCCTATGCCAAGTCCAGTGAGTCCGCTTGTACCCTTACCAAACGCATAACCAAAACGACGGAGGAATCTAATGTCAGTAGAAACTGTAACAACAACAGAAGCGGCGCCTGTAGCGCCAACAACACACGAACAACCACAACACCTACAGGAATCAAAACCAACGAAGTGGAAAACAAGCATGATTAACCCACAAGCGCCACTTCAGAGTGCTCATCCTACTTCGATGAGTGCATTTAATGAGGAAGAAGGAGAAGAAAATGAGAGTGAAGAAAAGCCGGCAGAAGTTGGAGAAGAGTCCGAAGAAGATAAAAGTGAAGAGCCAGTCAAAGAAACCAAGCCAGAGGACAAAAGGAGCGAGCGTCTTAGCAAAACTCTTAACGAGATTGCGAGGCAGCAAGCTGCTCTCAGAAAAGAAAGAAAAGAGCTAGAAGAGCAGAAAAAGAAACTCTCAGGATCTTCATTTGATGAATTGAAGGCTAAGGCTTCAGAGAACCCTTTAGAGGCAATCGAAGCTTTGGGTCTTGATTACAACAAGCTCACTGAATTTGTTCTAAATGGATCAGGTGAGAAGAGCGCTTCAAAGAAACTCGAAGAGAAAATCCAGCAGTTAGAAAAAAAACTTACTGAAAGAGATGATTCAGAATCGGAAAAGCAGGCCACCGCAAAGATAGATCAATTCAAGACAAACATTAAGAATGAGCTGTCTTCTCAGACAGATAAGTATGAGTTGATCAATACAGGTGAAGAGTATGACACGGTGTACGAAGTTATTTTGCAGTGTCATCAACAAACAGGCAAGATGCTCAGCCTTGACGAAGCAGCAGAGTTAGTTGAGAATAATCTTGAGAAGAATTTGCAGGCTCAGTTAGAGAGACTTTCAAAGACCCAAAAAGCAAAGAAGTGGGGATTTTTAAAAGATCAAGAAAGTGCTCAAGTTGATTCCGCAAGTTCAGAGGTCACTCCGAATAAAGACCACGCAACGGAGATCGCAAAGAATTTTGTTCGTTCAGGACAATCGCCAAAGACAATTACAGGTCAAATGGTTGGGCAATCGACTACTATTCGCAAGCGCGCGCTTACTCGTGAAGAGGCAATAGCGAACGCAGCACGGATGATAGAAGCTGCCAAAACGGATTAACCGATAATTACAATTTGGAGATTTAACTAATGGCAAGTCAAACAGTCGCAACATTTGATGCTGCGCTTAAAGCGATTTACACAAAAGACGCAGTACAAAACATGACGTACAAAGATAATCCTTTGCACGCACTACTACCTAAAATGGAAGGTTTCGGAGGAAAGAACCTACCGATTCCTATTATCTATGCTAACCCACAAGGCCGGTCAGCTAGCTTCACAAATGCTCAAGGCAATAAAACACCTACGAAAGTAACTGATTTCGTTCTTACTCGTGAGAGTGATTATGGATTGGCATCTATCTCCAACGAAGTTCTTTTGGCTTCTAAGGGTGATAGTTATGCGTTCTTGGATGCAGCAACCACAGAAATTGATGGAGCGATTCAAGCGGTGACTCGATCTATTGCTATTTCTGAGTATCGAGATGGAACAGGTAACATTGGATCAGTAGCCAATAGTAGCTTCACAACAGCTGTTCTTACTTTGAGTGACGTGGAAGACATTACTAACTTTGAAGTTGGTATGGAAATTCAGATGAATGCATCTGGATCACTTCGTAACTCAGGAGCATCAATGCCGATTGTTGCAGTGGATCGTTCTAATGGAACGATCACTTTAAATGCAGTTGTAAACTCAGTGATTACAGCAGCGGCGACAAACGACTTTATCAACGTGGAAGGAGACTTTGGTGAAAAGATCTCTGGATTAGATGCATGGATTCCTTCGTCGGCTCCTGGCTCAACTCCTTTCTTTACCGTTGATAGATCAGTGGACCCAACCCGATTGGGCGGTTTGAGATATGACGGGTCAGCACTTCCTATTGAGGAAGCACTTATCGAGATCGCATCTTTGATTGGTCGAGAGGGTGGTTCACCTGATCATTGCTTCATGAAGTTCGACAAATACTCTGATCTTGAAAAAGCCCTAGGCTCTAAAGTTCAGTATGTTGATCTTCGAGCCAATGCAGAGATTGCTTTTAGAGGTATTTTGGTGAATGGACCAAAAGGGCCTATCAAAGTAATTCCTGATCAAAATGCTCTAGCAAATGTTGCGTTCATGCTTCAGATGGATATGTGGAAACTCTATTCACTTGGCGCAGCTCCAATGATTCTAGATAGCGATGGCAATAAGTGGCTTCGAGAAGCTTCAGCGGATTCTGTTGAGGTGCGAACTGGTTATTATGCTCAAATGGGAAGTCGGGGGCCTGGACGCTCTGGACGTATCTCACTTAGCAGCTAATTAATAAATTGGTGGGGGGGATAAAATCCCCCCGTCTTTTAAGGGAGCATAAAGAATGGCAAATAGAGATTTTAAAACAATGCAATCAAACATTAGAGAGCTGAAACAGATCTCTTTGACTGTTGCGATTGGCGCAAGTGGAGCACCTACTATTGATAATTTCAGTAGTGGTTATGCTTCTATTGGTCGAGACAATGCGGGTGAGTATACGGTTACTTTTGTAGACAAGTATTCATCTTTTCATGGTGCTAGCATCATGGGAGATCTTGGAGCTGGTGGAGAGGATTTAACTTTTCCAGTAACTTCAGTGAGCATTCCAAACAGTACGATAAGCTTTGATTGTTTGGCAGGAACTACTGAGACAGATCCTTCAAGCGGATCAGTTTTATACATCAATGCATGGTTTTCAAATAGTTCTGCTAAATAAAGGGGAACTATTATGATGATGATGGATGATGCTAAAAAGAAAGCTTCCATGATTGTTGTCGGTATCGGAGGAGAGCCTAAGGGTGATTCTGAGGTTAGCGAGATGCAATTAGAAGCGGCTCAAGAGATGATGGATGCCTCGAAAGAGGATGATGTAGAGGGTTATGCCTATGCACTTAAAACATTCATAATGCTTTGTGAGCAATCAGAATATGATGATTAAGGGTGGGGGCTTCGGCCCCCTTTCCTTTTATTTAAGAGGTGTCTAGTGGCAAGAACAGTTACTCTTTCCGACATGAGAACCAGAGTTAGACAAAGAGCTGACATGGTGAACTCAACCTTTGTCACCGATGCAGAAGTAAATCAGTTTATCAATGATGCGATCGCTGAGCTTTATGATCTATTGATGCAGAAGTTTGGTGACGATTACTTTACTGTAAGCGGTCCAGAAACAAGCTTTGTTACAAATCAGCTTGATTACGCACTCCCAGATGATTTCTTAAAAGAAGTTGGAGTGGATCTAAAGATTGATTCTCAGAACTGGGTGACCTTAAAGCCATTTATGTTTAATGAGAGGAATAGGTTTAACAACATTTTATCTAGAGGGGTACTTGCCTACAACACGACTTATTACAAGCTAGTGGGTAACAATCTTCAGTTCACTCAGATTCCAGGTAACAACACAAAGTTTAGGCTTTGGTATATTCCTTATCAGCCGGTGCTTGTGTCTGATTCAGACACGTTTGATGGGTTTAATGGCTGGGAGAAATATCCAGAGATAGTTGCGGCCATTACTTGTTTGAACAAAGAAGAGTCGGACACAGTAAGTTTGGAGCGAGAGCTTGGTCGTATATTAAAACGAGTAGAGGATGCTTCTCAGAATCGTCAGGCAGGTATGGGCTATCGAGTG